AAAAAAAGGGTAGTAGTGTTTTTGAAAATCAGTTCGAGGAATTTTGGAATTCCTTTCCTGTAGTTAATCGCACGAAAGGCTCAATGAAAAAAGCAGAACAAAACCTTAAGGCCGCACTAAAGAAAGATAACTTTAATCAAATATCAAAAGGAGTAAATAGCTATGCAGAATTTATCAAACGTAATGGACAAAGTAATGCAGACGCATTCCGGTGGCTTGCTGATGAACGGTGGAGAGATGATTACACAATCCAATTCCAGCAAAAAACAGGAAGCCCCCAGAAATCAAAACACCAAAGAGCCAGAGAAGCCCTTGGACTCGATATCCCAGAACAAAGAAGCTCAGAGCCGATTGACATCACTCCTGCTGATTTGTTTTGATACAATGGACACGTTTGGGAAGGAGCCTGAGCAGCTTGCCAACATTGCGGAAGTGTTTAAGCTCGTCTTAGGCCGATTCACTATTCAGCAGGTCGAAATGGCATTCAGAATTTATATGGAAAAAGAAACTACCATGCCTAAGCCTGCTGATATAGTTAAAATCATAGAGCCTCCCGTAGAGCCTAGAAAGTGGTGCAAGGTAACATTCTTGGATATTAAACGTAAGAAGCGGGAGAATGTCTTTACTTCGCTTGCCGAAGACCAGTATTGCGAAGATTTTATACGGGCGGCTACTTCGACAACAGGCGATGAGAGGGCGTTGCTTGAGGCTGGATTAAGACAGGAAAGCTTAGAGCATAAGCAGTACTGGATTGGGAATTAAGCGGGGCGTTATCTATAGGCGGGGGTATTACGGTGAGGTGAGTAAAAATAGTTGTTGACATTATATAATGTATAGATTATAAGGGTAGCAGGACAACAAAAAGGATGAATAAAATGAATAATAATTGGTCGGAAGTTTGTATATCAGATAAAACAGGCAAGAAATCATTTGTATGTATTGCAAGCCCCATGTCAACTCATAGTGAAATAAAAAACCTAACGCACCACATGAACAATGCAAAGAAAAATCCAAGTCAATACAAATTCTTAGATGTTGCTAGTATGTTTATTATGGTTGATGGGCAGCCTAATATGACTGATGATGAGCTTCTAGCGGCGTTGGGGGTATAAGATGACTAAGCACGCTCAAATCGTAGGAATAGACGGCACTGAAATATATATCAGTGATGGGGGTTGCTTAGGCAGTCCATTATCTCGATTTGTTTTTGCAGAAACGGTAAAAGAAGCAAGGGAAAGGTGGAATAAGAAATATCCAGATGCTTATGTGAGCGATAACCAATTGGAGGTTCTGGCTAGGGATAGCTCTCAAAGAAGGATAGTCGATTTTAAGTTTATAGAGGATGGTGAGTGAAATGTCATATTACGGAATACTAAAAGAGCCTACGGATAAGACGTTGGAAACAATAGAAAGCACGGTATTGAAATCTTTTGAGCATTTAACGCCGCAAGTGGATAAGTTCATTGACAATGTGCGGGATAAGCTTTGGAGTGATTTTGAGAATTTCTTAATTGCCGATAATATGGAAAATATAAGGCTTGCCATATCTAGGGAGTGCCAAACAATCATAGAAGCATTTCTTTGCGGAGATACAGAGACACTCAAGAAAACCATGATACTTTCGGATTATACCCATAGCCGCTTGCACGAAGTGCGTATGGCAATCTTTAAGGCTTGCGGAGATGAATTGCAAAAAACTGTTGTGCAGGAATTAGAAGATAAGGTAATTCGCCTTAAAAAAGATGTGGAATTCTATAAGGAGCGTAGGTAATGAAGCATATCTGGCTAGTAACTAAATATACTGATAGTACGGAAGAATTGTTATCTATTCACTCTACTAGAGAAGGGGCAATTCTCGCCGCCCAAGAGGTATGGGGTAGGCATGATGAAAGTACCCTAAGCGAGTCTGAATTAAAAAGATATAGAGAATGGAAAAGCACAAAAGATTCATTTTCTTGTAAATTCATAGATGATGATACTGTGTATGAATATAGAGTTGATAGGGAGGAGTTAAGGCGATGAACTTAACAAGACTTGAAATATATCACTTGCTAGCCCTCTTACTAGAAAGGCAGAATAGCGGTGATTATAGTGGGAACCCACGACATTATTATAAGCGAAATAACGACTTGATTGAAAAATTTGAGGAACACGTAGCAAACTTAACAAGGATACAAAATGAAAAAACCAGCTAACGAACTTAAAACCCCTCCCTATGTTCGGAAGGCGATAAAGAAATACGAATCCGAATGGGTAGAGTTTCGCAAGCGGGTGTTTAAAGACGAATTCGAAAAGCTCCTAGCCTACTGGAAAAAGCTAGTGGACAGCAGAAAGCGGTGAGCCTATTTATCACATAGAGGAGCTTGTAGGCAGGAATATCCGCACTATACAGCGTCAGGAGTCAGGAGAATGGGTTGTAGGTGAGAAAGTGGCGGAAAGGGTGATGGAGCTTAAGAATAACCAACAAAAACAGGACTGAAATCGTGAACGTAACTGAAAAATACCGCAAGGCTTGCGATGATGTAGCGAGAGTGTTTACCGAAAAGTACTTTAAGCACGAACGCTATGGGATAGATACAGACTGGGCGGGGGGTGAAGTCGGCGGGGTTTACTGTGTCGCTGGCATGTATTTAAACGTGGACAGAATGATTGAAGCCTTGGAAACTAAGGCTACGTATGAACAGCTTGCGGATTTTGCAGATTTAGAGCTTGAATGTGGTATGGCATATTCGGAAGCTACAAAATCCATCGAAGAAAGCCCCGCTCCCCCGATTAATTTTAGGAACTTTGTAAAGTACGGGTTAGCGTTGGTGGATAAAACGGGCGTGGCGGGGTCAAACTTGCCGCCGGAGCAACAAGAATGGATTTTAGATATACGGCGGGGCAGTAAATGAAAAACAAGCAGCCTGTAGCGTTATTTAAAACGCACTTGCCAAAAAAGGGGAAAAGGTGGAGTCCAGAAGAGGACGTTAAATTACTGGAAATGGCTGAATCAGGTAAATCATACCTTAAGGCCGCCAGAGAATTAGGCCGGCCTTATAGCGTGATTGCTAGGAGATTGTGGATTTTAAGAAAGCAGAACACTCCGTAAACTACCGAAGCTCCGCCGACAGCCCGGAAAAAATCGTAGTTTGTTGGGGGAATGCATAATGAAGCGCGGGTGTTATCCAGCCTGTTTAAGGTTGGGAGGTTGTTAAAACTTGATTATTTAGCTATTTACGGTATGATAATATAATTATCACACAAAAAAGGTTAAGCATGAGCTATCTTATTAAGGTTGAGGGTGAGTTGGTAGTAAAAGATGGCGCAGGCCGAATGATAGAGTTTTACGAGGAGGATTTCATACTTGATATATCAGACAAAAACAAAGCACGCTCCCTGATTCGCAAGGGATTAATCACAGAAAGACTGCAAAAGAAAACACATGGTTTTAAATCAGTCAGAACATGTCAGGTGATATCAATAGAGCCTACAGAAGAAAAATCAGAAGTAAGCGATTTAACCACGGCTATGCTAAAAGCCATAGAGTTGGGATGCGTCCCCGAAAATATAGATAATTACAAAAGACAAGACTACAAGCTTAAAGCTGTACAAAAAGCAATAGAGAATTTCGAACAACGCAAGAAGGCAAAAAAGCCCGATAACGTGACAAATGAAGGTGTTGTTGATTAATAGTGTAACAATTCTAAAGTAGATTTATGGAATTATGGGATTAAAGCCCGGAAAGAAAGCAGGAAGTCCTAAAACAGGCGGTAGGACAAAAGGAACGTCAAATAGGCTCACGGCTGATTACAAAGACATTATAGCCAAAAGCAACCCTATTGATTTCCTCATTAGTGCATTTACCAAGGGTTATATTGAGGGTGCGGTTAATCCCATTCAAGAAGATGATAGCGATAAATACCTAACATTGACCTTTAAAGAGCGTTGTGATATAGCTCGTGACCTTGCTAAGAAGATTGTTCCTGATTTAAAGGCTGTTGAACATACCGGAAAAGATGGCGAGGCTATTGACCACAGTATTACAGTTACGTTTATCACTACTAAAAGTGGAATAACTAAATCCTAGACGCCTTAAATCGCGGCAATATAGTAACCACAGGTTTATTTTGGCCAATGTCACCATCCCAGAAGCCTTCAAAGAGCTATTCATTCCCAAGCGATATAAAGTTTACTATGGCGGCCGTGGTGGTGCTAAGTCACACGCTATTGCCAGAGCGCTGCTTATTAAAGGCATGGAAAAGCCTTTGAGGATTGTTTGCGCTCGCGAGATACAGAGGGCAATTAAAGGCTCTGTACATGCTTTGCTTGCTGACTTGATCCGTAGTCATGAACTGACAGGCTTCTATGAAATTCAAGAGGCGATGATAAAGGGCAAAAATGGGACAGAGTTTATATTTCGTGGCTTAAAGCACAACACCACTGATATGAAATCGCTTGAAGGTGCTGATATTCTGTGGATAGAAGAGGCCGAAAACGTTTCAAACAACTCATACGAGATAGCAATCCCGACAATCCGAAAAGAAAAATCCGAAATATGGGTATCGTTCAACACCAAGAATATTACAGACCCTACGTACAAACGGTTTGTTGCCACTCAAGACCCTGATATATTATGCCGTAAGGTGTCATGGCGTGATAATCCATTTTTTCCGGAGGTTTTGGACAAAGAGCGTCAACGCTTAATGCGTGACGATTATGAGGCGTATTTACATGTTTGGGAGGGTGAGCCTGATATTAGGCATTCCGGGGCTGTTTACGCTAAGAAAATAGCCAAGGCAAGGGAAGAGGGGCGTATTACAACAGTTCCTTACGATGCTAATTTCCAAGTATTTACCGCGTGGGATTTGGGATTCGGTGATGCCACGTCAATTTGGTGGTTGCAGTTTGTCGGGCGTGAGCTGCGCTGGATAGATTTCTACGAAAACAACGGAGAATTACTAGACCACTACGCAAAGGTTATAAAAGAAAAGCCGTATAATTATTACGCTAAAGGGCATTTTCTGCCGTTTGATGGTGCTGCTGGTAATATTAGAGGTGAGGCTGTCCCTACGCAATTAAAGAAAATGGGTATTGATACAACTACGCTGCCAAAAGCGACGGACTTGCGAGCTGAAAGAGATTTGCTCAACAACACAATAGCCTTCTCGGTATTTGACGATAAGAAATGTGCTGATGGCATATTATCATTGGAGAGTTATCATTTTGAATGGGATGAAGATAGGGGGGTGTTTAAGAAAGAGCCGCTACATGATTGGAGTTCAAATGGAAGCGACGCCGCCCGATATGCTGCTGTTGCCGCCAGTAAAATCAAAGGTGGATTATTAAACTCCACACCGACCGCAATCACCAACAAGGCAGCACCCTTACAATCAGTTTCAAGATTTAAAGGCAATAACGCAAAAAGATTGCGGGGTAGGAGATAAAATGCTATTCTACATATGGAATTTGTGAAATGGGGGTTGTATGGCGGGTGTTAGTATTGGCACCTTGGCGTTGGCTGCTGGAGCAGCTGCCGCCGGGGGAACTGCGGTGGGGGTAAAACAGGTTAAGGATAGCAAAGAAAGCGCGGCAAGGGCGCAATTTTCTGCGGCAAGGGCAGCGGAGGATAAGCAGGCTGCACTAAAAGCCTCAGAGGAAAAGGCCGCCTCTGATAAGCTGGCGATGGAAGAAGAAAACAAGAAGAAAATATCAGCCACTCAGTCGGAGAGTAAGAGGTCGGCATTAAGTAATTACCTTGCACAAGAGGGCGGAAACGAGCAGAGCCGCAGAAGGTTCTTAGTTGGGGCTAAGTGATGGATAAACGCAATAAACTTGGCAGATTTGTTTTCTTTAAATTGGCGAACAGCCACTTTCATACCAACTTTCCCAAGCTTTATTTTAAGATTCTAGGTAAACGAAAGTGGCTAATATTTACGTGGTTTTCTTATCAGTTCCAGTATGAGTCTTAATAAATGAAAGAATATAAAAAAGTCATAGACGACTTCAACCGCATGAAAACAGAGCGTTCCAATTGGGATGTTATGTATCAGGTGCTCGGTGAATACATTTCCCAAATCAAACAGAACTTTGAAGGGCAGCCCTCTAATGGCGAATTCCTAACAGAAGAGGTATTTGATTCTACCGGAGCATTTGCAGCTTACGGTTCTGCCAGTGCTTTGCTTGGGATGTTGTGGCCGGGAACTGCTAAACAAGCTCTCGAGATAACTCCTCCCGAAGATATGCCGGAATCCACAGAGCTTTCAGAGTTTTACGGAAACATGACCAAGAAGCTGACAAGGGCTATGGATGACCCGAAAGCTAACCTTGCGCTTGCCTTGGATGAATACATGCTTGACCAGATGATATTTGCAACGTCTGGTGTTGGTGTTGAGCGTGGGGATGAATCTAAGTTATTGTATAAGGCTTATGGTGTTAAGGAGATTTACATAGGCGAGGGCAAAAACGGCAGGGTTAATAAGATAGCGTTGTTCTATGAATGGGATGCGGTAAGGGTAGTCGATGAATATGGCGAAGATAGCGTAAGCGAAAAAACCCGCAAGGCTGCTGAATCTGGAATGAACGCAAAGGTTAAAATCCTAATTGTAATACAAAAGCGCAAAGAGAAGAAAGCAGAGAAGGGCAAGTTTGCCATGCCCTATGAGTCCCTGCATCTTGAATACGAAACTTATCATTTACTTAAAGAGGAAGGATTCCACGAGTTACCCATTGCGGTTGTCAGGTTCCGCAAGTTAAACTATGAGAAGCAGGGACGTGGCCCCGGAATGAATGCACTACCTGATATTAGGGAGGCGAATGCTTTACGTGAGGCTGTTATCATCGCCACTGAAAAAGCCCTTGATATGCCGATTGGTGTTATTGATGACGGCATGTTGGGTGGTGGCACTATTGACACTTCCGCTCGAGCCGTGAATGTGTTTAATGCGTCTGCAAATATAGGCAATACGCCACCTGTTTTTGATATCGGTAAAGCTCCTGATATACGATACGCAGAGGCAAGGCTTGAGAAATTAGAACAAACAATATCCCAGCATTTTAGCATTGATAGATTAATAGACTTCAACAACGAAACGCAAATGACGTTTGGCGAGGCTCAAATCCGTGACCAGATAAGGACGGCCTCACTGCTCGGATTGTTCAGCAGACAGATAGCTGAGGGATTTACTCCGATTATCGAGCGTAGTATTAATATGTTATGGCGTGACGGTGAATTTGGAGTTATGCCTGGCAGTGAAGAGGAAATTGAATTAAAGGCGCTGGGAAAAGAGGTTAAATACTTCCCCGAAGAAATACAAAAACGCCTTAAGGCTGGTGAAGATATTTATGAGATAACCTATAAGACAAAAGCCGCTAATGCGGCAAGGGCAGAAGAATATATTGCCATTATTGACGTGATGACCTTTGCCACTCAGGCAATGGCGGTTGATGAGTCGGTAAGACACAGGGTTGACCTTCATGAGGGAATTAAGACTATTGCCAATATACGCGCGTTACCAGTTGGTATTATACGTCAGGATGACGAGGTTGAAGCTTTAACCAGGCAAGAACAAGAGCAAATGCAGCAGATGCAGCAGATGCAGATGGCAGAGCAAGCGGCTGGAGCTTATGAGAAGGCAGCTAAGGGAGATGCGGCATTAGCATGATTGAAATAGACCAGAAGTGTTTTGTCACCGCTCTGAATGAAGTTGCCGCAACTGATAGCGGCAAGATAGTATTAGCTTGTTTAAAGGATTCCTGTCAATGGGATGAGACGTATTTATCTTCTGATAATCCACAGGCAACGCAATTCTACGCAGTGAAGCGTGGGATATACGGAGGCCTTCGCAAACTAATCAAAATCAGTTACCTAAAAGAAATCGAATATAACTATAAAAGGAAAGCCGAAGATGGAAGAAAACCCACAAAACCAAGAAACGCAAGGCCAAGCGACAGAGCAAAGCCAAAATGAGTTTACTATCCCAGATAGCTATAAAGACCGTGGGTGGGCTGAGAAGATTAAATCCACTGATGATTTGTGGAAAGGTTACGATAATGCCCAGTCTTTAATCGGCAAGCGTCCTGCGGGGATTCCATCTAATGATGCGAGTGACGATGATTGGAATCAGTTCTATAAAGCGATGGGTAGACCTGATGAGCCAAAGTATGATTTTAACGACCCTGAGGGATTGCCGGAGGGGTTTGACACCAGCTCATTTAAAGAGCAAGCAGCGCAGATATTGCATAAAGCTGGATTAAACACTAAGCAAGCCGATGCGGTTTATCAGGAGTATTTAAAGCTTGAGCTGGAGTCCGCTAATCAACAGGGAACGCAATCCGCAGAGCAGCAGGCCGCCCTTGAGGAGCAGTTTGAGAAACTAACCAAAGAGCATTTTGGTGATGATGTAGACAAATACACAGAGTTAACAAAATTAGAATTTGATAAACATGTACCTCAGTCTTTAAAGGAGACGTTCACTAAGCTTACTGACATGCCTGATGTTTTAACAGCCTTAATGGCTTATACAAAAAGCAAGCAAGGAGAGATTGACAGGATTAAGAAAGAGTACAATGCAGAAGGCAGTTTATCGAGTGGCGAGCAGAGCGCATCAAGGAATATTGAAGATGTCCACAAAGAGTGGGCTAAGCTTGTTACGTCTCCATCTGCGAGAGATTTTACCAGCCCTGAATATAAACAGACTATGACAAAAATACAAGAGCTGCAGGGTATAATAGACCGCAGCAAAAAATAATTGCTATCCACGGTCATTTAATGTACAATTATATTGACGGATACCTGCTTGCAGCCCATCTGACACAGGACAATACCTGAGATAGCGCCCACCTATATGTGGATACCGTATCGAATTAATCATTCTTTACAACACATACAGGAGGACTACTCATGGTAGATTCCATTGACCAAAATCTAATCATACAATTCTCTGAATTAGTACACGCTGAGGCGCAGCAGATGACTGCACGCTTGAAGCCGTACGTCCAGCTGAAACAAATGACTGGTGATGTCTTCGCTTATGATGGCTTAGGCCGCGTTGAGGCAAGGCAAGTATCTGGTCGTAATGTTCCGGCTACTTTTGATGATATAACTCATAACAGACGTAAAATCACCCGTAACCGTTTTGTAGTTAACCTTCCGGTTGACGCCTCCGATGTTCGAGGCGCTTTAATTAATCCTGAATCTGAATACGCAAGGGCTATTGCTTCTGCCGCACTTCGCCAGTATGACCGCACTATTTATGATTGCGCGTTTGCTGACGTGCTGACAGGTCGTGATTTTGAAACTACAGTTACCGCCGCTAATGATGGTGTAGTTACGGTAGATGCTACTGCTGGCTTGACATATGAAAAGATTTTGGAGATTAACCAGAACTTCATGGATAACGATGTTGGAACGGAAATGGCTGAAAAGCTATACGGTACTATCACGGGTGACGAGCATACGCAGTTAATGCAGGAAGAGGAGTTAATTTCTTCTGACTTTAACCGCGCATTCGTTGTTGAATCCGGCAAGATTAAACAGGCTTGCGGTATTGACTTAATACCTTTTGCGGCTTCTGTACCTAGCCCGATTATCCCGGTTGCAAGCGCGGAGCGTGAATTATTATTTGCCTCTTCTCGTGGTATTTGCCTTGGCATCTCTAAGGAGATGTCAATCAAGATTCAGGAACGTAACGACTTAATCGAGACTACGCAGGTTCAGGTAGTGTTTGAGATTGGTGCGGTTCGTACTGAGGGTGTATTGGTTCAGAAAGTACGTGTAACAGCATAGGGGGTATATTATGACTGATACAGTCAGAACAAGACTTGATGCGCTAGAGTTGGCTACTGTTGGCTTAAGCGCAGCTGAACTAGCGGTGTTGGATGGGGTTACACCCGGAACGGCAACAGCTAGTAAGGCGGTGGTTTTAGATTCAAGCAAAGGCATTTCAACCATCACTTCTGCGACGATAACCACGCTAACTGCACCAACAATAGCAGGGGATATTACCTTTGCTGATGGTACAACTGATGTGGATATTGCATCACATGACGGAACTAATGGATTGCAACTTGGTGGCACGCTGGTAACGGCACTTGCTGCTGATTTGAATATCTTAGATGGTGTAACAGCAACTACGGCGGAAATTAATGCTGTAGCAGACGCATCAACGCGTATTGTCGTTTCAACGGATGCTGGCACACTGGCTTTAACCAAGGCGTTACATGCCAATCGTATAGTTGATTTCAACGATGCGGACGGGGCAATTTCCCTGCCGGCATCCGCTGGAACTGGCGATATATACGAGGTTTGGTATGGAACGGCATGTACTGCTGCTGCTATTACCGTTGCGGCTGGAACGGATGATGAGTTTATTGGCTTTGTATCGGGCGTGGACACTGATGCCGATACCAGCTTACATTATCCGGCGTTAGCTGCTGATGATTATGACACTATCAGTTTGGCTGGTGCTACTACTGGCGGTAATGTAGGTGATTGGTTTAGATTCACTGATGTTGGCGCGGGTATATGGAAAATCGAAGGACATGTAACACAATCGGGCGGTTCAGAAGCTGATCCATTGAGTGACGGTTCTATAACATCTTAAAGGAGAATAAAAATGGCAGTAGTTGATTTATATTCACAGACTGACTTAGAAGCAGGCAATGGGAAGAAATTCCCTTCGCTTAATGGACTTGGTACGCAGACATATACAGCGGTTGGAACTGCTGTAGTTGTTTCGGCTGATTCTGATACTTCGGTTTATAGGGTTATTCCTAATATGCCGTCAAACGCAGTGCCTATTAATATTTGTATCCATCACGGTACAATTACTTCCGGTACTGATTATGACCTTGGTTTGTATAAAACTAACGGTGGTGCGGTTGTGGAAGTTGATATTCTTGCGGATGGGCTTGACCTATCAACAGCACGCTTGATTGCAGTGTGGAATAACGCTGGCATGACTTCGCTTGATATTGTAAACGGCACTCAAACGCTTGCTACGCTATCAGGACAGACAGACCCAGACGCTTCTTATGATATTTGCCTAACTGCAAATACTGTAGGTTCTGCTACGTCAGAAGAAATCCGCGTTACTTTTACATATGCGTTAATATAATAACTGATGGAGGGCAGGTAGCCCTCCTTCTTTTAAAGGGGCATTTATGGCTATTGAGTCAAAAACAGATATCTGCAACTTATCGCAAGATTTATTAAGTGGCGGTGTGGTTCAGGACGTAGATGCCCCTACAAGTCCCACGGAGGAATTGCTTAACCGATGGTACGACCAGTGCCGCAAACAGGCGTTAAGAGAACATCCTTGGAACTTCGCAGCTAAAAGACAAATAATCGCCGCATCTGCCACAGCTCCTGCGTTCGGATATACCAAAGCCTTTCCGCTTCCCAATGACTTTATAAGATTACTTACAATTGAATCCGATGAGGGGCAATTAATACGCCCGGAGAATTACCAGATTGAATCACATGAAGGAGTTAAATCCGTATTAATAACCACGGACGCAACAAGTGTAAGGCTTCGGTATGTTTACAATATAGAAGATGTAACAAAATTTGACGCTATGTTTATATCTTATCTGGCTATGACTATAGCACTGGCGACGGCATATAAGATTACAGAATCTAACGGAAATGTAGAGAGAATTGCCCAACTCCATAAACAACACGCCGCTATGAGCAAGGCTATTTCAGGACAGGAAAGACCGCCTACAAGGATAGAGAGAAGCAGAAATAGGGAGGCGAGAACTAACGGCTCTTATAGAAACTCACACAGGATTACATTTTAATGGTTAGTGTAAACGTATCATATCCTGATTTCTCCGCAGGGGAAATAAGCCCTAAGATGTACGGTCGTCATGATTTGGCGGCTTTTTATAATGGTGGGCGCAGGGTTGAGAACTTCATAACAGAAGTTGCTGGCATGGCTCGCTTCCGTACAGGTTCGATTTATTCCGCAAAGACACAAGGAAACCTAGAGGCTTTCCTGTATACGTTTAATTACAGCGAGTCCTTATCGTTCATAATGGAGTTTACCGATACTAAATTAAGGTTTTACCGCAGTAGTGGAAGGGTTCACGAAACAGCGCAAGATATTACAGGAGTGACTCAAGCTAACCCTGCGGTGGTTACTTATGACGGCGCGGATAACTATTCTAATGGTGATAAAATATTTATTACTGGTGTAGTCGGAATGGTTGAATTAAATGGCAACGATTATACAGTTGCCAATGTTAACACTGGTGCAAATACGTTTGAACTATCTGGTGTTAATAGCTCTGCTTTTACTGCGTATTCTTCAGGCGGCACAGTGGCGGTTATCACAGAAGTAACTACTCCATTTGCTGCGGCTGATTTACCAGAATTAAAATTCAGCCCTGTAGTTAATGGCGTAATGTATATAGCGCATCCTTCTTATAATCCACAAACATTAACATTTACGTCCGCTACAAGTTGGGCGATGGCTAACCACACTCCTACTGCTTTGACGGTGACAGCTGATAACAGACCTTCTGCGGTGGGTGTATATGAGCAACGGTTGGTATATGGCGGCTCAAATAATAACCCCAACAGATTATGGTTTTCGAAATCAGGGGATTTTGGAGATTTTACAACAGGCACAACAGTAACAGACGGTATAGTTTATTCAATAGCCGGTTCTGTAGGAAGGATATTGTGGCTAACGGGAACATCTGACTTTCTGGCTATTGGAACTTTAGAAGATGTATTTCAGGTAACGGGCGGTATAGACGATGTGATAACGGTTGATAGCATTTCTGTTAAACCGACTAATTCATTCGGCGTTTCGGATATGATGCCGATAGATAAAGGCAACCAGATATTACACACGCAAAGCAACAACTTAATATTGCGCTCGTTTGAGTATGACGTTGCCGCTGACGGATATAGGCCGATAGACAGGAATACGATTGCAGACCATATCACGTCTTCGGGATTAAAGCAGATAGCCTATCAAGAGGGTAGGCCTAATATTATGTGGGCTGTTAAGAATAATGGTGTTCTGGTGGGAATGACGATAGAGGATTCAGAATCTATATCAGGCTGGCACAGACATACTTCCGATGGTGATATTAAATCCGTTGCAACACTCCCGAGGGCTAATGGCTATAATCAATTATGGCAATGCGTAGCGAGAGAGGTTGACGGCTCTACGGTATATTATATCGAGTTCTATTCAGACATTGTTAATTACGTTCGCCGTGAAGATTATATATCCGGATTTACTGCCGCTGATAAATTAGTCGATGATGCTATTTACGAGAACTTGTTATTTGAGAATCAGAAGGAATATATCCATCTTGATTCGTCCATATCTTATTACGGTGATGAATTGGGTTTAGACGCAAGCGCAACGCTAACCCCAGCGGCAACCACAGGTACGGGCGTTGAGTTCACAGCCAGTGCTGCGGTGTTTGATTCCTCTATGGTTGGCAGGGAGTTATGGAGAAAGTCCGTAACAGGGGTGGAGATAGGCAGGGCTGAGATTACAGATTATACTTCAACTACAGTGGTAGAATGTACTATACTAGAGGACTTTGACGCTACCACCGCAATCCCTGCGGGTGAGTGGTACTTAACTGCGGGTTCATTGGCTGGCCTTGACCATTTAGAAGGTGAGGAAGTTTCTGTAGTTACTGACGGCGGACAACATGATATGAAAACCGTTACAGACGGTGCGATTACTTTGGATGAGCAAGCTTCCGTTGTGCATGTCGGATTGCCTTTTACAGGGTATTTAGAAACTAATGATTTAGAAGGCGGCGGCACTAATGGAGTTGCCCAGACTAAACGAAAGAATGTCCATGCGGTAGGGTTTAGGTTTTTAGATACTTTATATGCGAAATATGGTACAAGTTATTATAAGTTGAATCAAATAGAAATGCGCTCTGCCAGTATGAAAATGGATAGACCGCCATTGATGTTCACGGGAGATACGAAAGAAATCTACGCCAATGAAAGCAGCGATAATAATGACGGTGGCTGGAGTCGGCAAAAGAGGGTGGTGGTTGTGCAAGACCAGCCGTTCCCATGTAATCTACAGTTAATAGTTCCTTATATGAGTGTATCAAATTGAAACATAGATATTACACAAAAGAAGATTATCCTCAGTTAGTTACTTGGTGGCACGATTGGGGGTGGGATGCTATGCCGGAGGTAGCCCTGCCAAAAACAGGTATAATTATTTCAAGGGATGGCGTGGATTTGGCGGCTTCATTTATATATGCGACTGATTCGTGTGTGTGTTGGGCTGAAAACTTCATTACCAATAAGAAAGCCCCAAGAGAATTGAGAAAAGGCTCGGTTGATTATCTCATTGAGATGACTATCGAGGAGGGCAAAAGACAGGGATTTTTAGTAATGATGTCGTCCGTTCATCATGAAGGGCTGATAAAAAAGCTGTTAAAAGCCGGATATGATGAGAATGTTGAATCTGGTATGACTAATTTAACGAGGGTTTTGTAATGGCGGCAGTAAGCTCATTTGTGTTGGCGGCTGCGGCTGCGGCTTCCGTTGCCGGTGGTGTTCAGGCGCAGAAAGAGGCAAAGAAGCAAGCTAATCTGGCTATGGAGCAGTCAACAGCGGCGGCGGCAGAAACTAAACGCCAAACTGATAGAAGTGTAACGTTAGAGGAGCGCAACATAAAAGATACGCAAGACCGCCAGAGGTTAGCTTATCTTGCATCTGGTGTTACCTTGGAAGGCTCACCCTTATTAAAACTGGAAGAAACACGTAGGCTTGGTGCGGAGAATCTTGAGGAGATACAAAAAGCCGGGGAGGCAGGTTCTGCGGCTCAATTAGCAGAAGGTAGGATGACAGCACAGGCCGCTAAGTCAAGAGGCAGGCAGGCTTTGATAAGTGGTATAACAGGTGGCGCGAGTTCTGCCGCTAGAATTGCGGGTAAATAATGAGGATACCAAATTACACAAAAGGATTAGTTTTAGAGAGGGCAACGCCTAATCAGGTTAATCTTGGGCAGATAGAAGCCGCAGGTGCTGAATTTGGCGGCGCGGCTCAGCTATTGGATTTAGGTGGGCAGGTACGCAAGCAAATGGAGGTAACTAATAGCAGAGTGGCTGCAAATAGTGGAATCATTAGTAAAAAAACCAACGATATAGAAGCCCGCCAAGGATTACAAGAAAAGTGGCAAGACAGTCCGATAGGATATGCTAAGGCGGCTCAAGACTTATACAAGGAAAGAGACGAGGCTATACTGGAGTCTCTACCGGATGACGCTGCGAGGCGGGATTATAAGCTTGAGGCTAGTAAAGTAAACTTACTCCACTTTCAGAACGATACAACATGGGAGGTGACTCGCTCTGCCGAAGTGTCCACAAATAAGGCCGACCAATCTATAAGAGACCTTGAAACAATGGCGTTTCGGGGAACTCCGCTAGAAGAGCTTAAAAGGGATAGGCAGGAGACGACATTCTCTCTGGGCGGTGTATTGGCACAAGACCAGCTTGTGAAATTTGACGAGAAAGCCGAACAACGCATTGTTACAGCGTCCATTGAAGGATTGATAGACAGAAACCCTTATGAAGCAAAAGAGGTTCTGGATAGCAGAGAGTATGATTCTGCGCTAGGGGTTGATAAGTTGTCGTCACTTACCACTAAGGCAGAGAAGGCTATTATAGCGCAAGAGAAGGCTGACCTTGCTCTGGAAGAGAGAAACGATAGTTTTGCGATGGTGGGTTTAGCTTTGGACGGGAAAGCCATACTAGACCCTTTCGATAAAGACACAAAGAAAGCTGTTGATACATACTATCAGGAATTTACTGCTGATTTACAAACGATGCCCCCACAGGAGCGTTTACAAGCACAATTAGAATTTGTATCTAAAGTGGGTGTTTACCCCCCCGCGATGGAGAGTGCCATATCGGCGCAGCTCAATAACGGGAGTGCGGAGCAGAAGATACAGGCAGCGGAGTTTATCGACTCTGTAGCGGTTAATAATCCATCTACTGCATTGCAGATAAATGAATCGCAGAGGGCGAGGGCAAGGAGTATAGTAAGTGGTATAAACGCAGGGCTGCAACCAGCTAAAGCCGTTGAGCAAGCGGAGGCCAATGCTTTCAGGAAGGATACACCCGAATATAAACAAAGGCTAGAGAATTTCACCCGTAAGGGCGGTGAGAAGGTGAAGTTTAAAGAGGGTGATTTTACAGAGTTTTTCCGGCGCGACCCGGGTAGAATACCAGATTCTATGCAGGCTGATTGGGAATTATTGAATCAGAATTATTATATGGAAGGTATGGACGCTTCCGAGGCGGCAAAGCTTGCTACCGATACGGTTAAGTCGCAGTGGTCAATCACCAACGCAGACGGAAGTAACCGATGGATGAAGTATTCTCCCGAGTCCGTTTATGGGAATGATGCTGGCAGTGATTGGATAAAAGGACAGTTAGAGCATGATATATCTCAAATACCAAGCTTCGTTGAACAGGGTAAAAAGCTGTATCTCGCTGTAGACCCGAGAACTATCAAATCGCCGAATAAAGCTTATCAGGTATTCCACAAAGACGATAATGGAGCGTTGCAGCCTTATTTCGCAGAAACGGGGGAGCAAGCTATCTTCGTTCCCGACTTCAAAGAAAGCCCTGCCTATAAGAAGCTGCTGGAAGAATTTAACGGTGATGCAGAGCGCGCTATGGAGCGCGCAATAATGTTTCGTGATGTCAGGTCGGTAAAAGAGGAAAAGCGAATACTTAAGAGAAAGCGCAAGGTTGACAGGTCACGCGCCCTTATGGAGAAGGTGGAGGGGTTGTTTGATGCCGATAATTAATCATAGTGAAGTGGGGCAAAGTTTTACACCGGGATTCCGTGCCGAGCCAGAGGAGGTTAAACACGAGCCGGAAGCGAGGGATGTTTTTAGGGCTGCATTCGAGCGTGAGAACACAATAGGTTCGGCACTACAGACAGTTAGGGGCACTGCCTTTGACTCTACGTTTAACCCGTTTGATAGCTTGGAGGGTTATGAGGATAAGGCCACTAGTTTTGCTTATGCGAACACACCGGAAGAGGTCGCTGGGATTAAGGCTAAAATTGATAAAGAGCGCGATAATGAGAGGTTGCTGCAAGATGCCGGGACGTTAGGGTTTGTAGCTGGCATGACTGCTGGTATATTCGACCCTATAAACCTTATTCCGATTGGCGGTGCGGCTTATAAATCTTACACTATGGGCGGGAGTATATTAAAAGGAGCCGCCAATACCGCGAGAGCCGGGCTAATATCTGCTACGGCGGCTGAGGCCGCATTGCACGCCACGCAGGAAACCAGAACGCTAGGAGAAAGTGCGGTTAATGTGGCAGGTGCTACATTGCTATCCGGCGTGCTAGGCGGTGCGGTTGGCTATGTGGGCGGAAGAAATCTAGGTAAATTAGGCAAACAGATTGAAGATGATTTGGTAGTTCCAAGACCTGACGAGGCAGATATCGGAGAGCCTAACAGCGTTATATTAGGCGGCTCAGTTGGTGCGGCGGCGGTTCGTAGCACTACATTAGCAGAGGAAGCATTAAGTAAGGCTTGGGGTTTAGAAAAAGGGATGGCGAGGCTTAACCCTAAATTAAGGCTGTCCACGTCACCATCGGTTGAGGCTAGAAGATACGCTCAGGATATTATGGAAACCCCGTTCTTTTATGAAAAGAATGACGCTGGAATTGCTAATCCTATAGCTATCGAAACTATTGTTGCTATGCAGGATGCGCGTGCGGCGAAGGTTATAGACATTCAAAACAGCACTTTTACTAAATATAAAAAACGCGCAAAAGCAGATGGTGCTGACTCGCTGCCCTATCTGGAGTTCAAGCAGGAAATATCAAAAGCATTAAGAAGAAGTGATACCCACGCTATACCGGAAGTGCAGGAGATGGCGAAGGCTTATCGTAGAGAAATATTTGACCCCATGAAAGAGGCGGCTATCAAGGTCGGATTGCTGCCCGAAGATGTTAAAACCACAACGGCTGATAGTTACTTGTACCGATGGTGGGATAAGCAGATAGTGGCGGCCAGAAGGAACGAATTGCGTCCTATTATCTTGGATAGCCTAAGGGCCGACCTTGGCAAAACCATAAAGAAGTTTGATGTTGGCACTGATATTAAGGCCAGAAATATTCAATCTGAAATAGATGAATTATCAATGGCGGGACTGAGAGACGATACCGGGTTTGTGGAAGGCGGGAAAGATATAACCGAAGCGGAGATATTAGATGCGATACGGCAATTAAAGTCTCCACCCAAGAAACCCGAAACTTTAATATCGTTTCTACATAAATCCGGTGGCTTAGTAGATAGCGGGGGGGAGTTAAAGCATATAGGGCTGACGAACAAAGCAAGACCCGGCTTTGTTCGCAAGAGTGGGATGAATTTTGACGATGCTGCTTTGAAGGCTTGGGAGGACGGGTTCTTTCCTCATCTTCAAGAGCGTCCTGATATAGAAGATTTACTCGGGGCTATCAGAGATGATTACACTGGTAATCTGGTGGTTCGTGAGTCCGACAGGGGCTATGCACAAGAGCTTGAGAGGCTGGCTGATATCCAGCGCGGCCTTGATGAGTTGGGTGTGGATATAGATAAGTTCAAAGGCGTAAGGCGTATAGATTCCAATGTTGATATAGAGAAATTAAAAAGCAGTGTTAACAAAATACAGGCAGAAAGGCGATTACAGAGGATAGAAGATTTAAAAGGCCGCTCTGTAGAGCTATCGGCTTCTCGTGCTGAAATTAGGGCGACGCAGTTGGATTTGTCCGAAGATGAACTGTCAATGATTGTAGATAATATTATTGATAATATCCTCGGTGGCGCAGATACAAGAATACCTTATGACCTACCGCTTGCAGCGCGTGGACCACTAAAAGAGCGTGTGTTAAATTTTGTGCGCGATGATGCCGTTGAGAGCTTTCTGGTAAACGATGCGGAGGCTGTAGCAAGGCAGTTTCTTAGAACAATGGCTCCTGATATAGCCATTAAGGAAAGGTTCGGGGATTTAAATATCATCGGTAAAGACGGTATTATAACCCAAAAGATTAACGATGGTTATAACGCCTTAATTGATAATGCTAAAACAGATAAGGAAAGGGTGAGGCTTGAGAAGCTCAAGAAGTCTGATATGCGAGATATTGAGGCGGTTGTTAATCAGATACGTGGGACATATGGCATACCCGAAAATCCCGATTCCGTTATTGTCCGTTCAGGACGGGCGATTAGAAATCTGAATTATATTAGCAAACTTGGTGGAGTTACGCTTTCATCTATTCCTGATGTGGGGCGTGCTGTCATGGTGCATGGCATGATGAGGACTCTGGGTGATGGGATAGTTCCCCTTGTTACCAAGTTCAAAGCATTTAAGCTGTCGGCAAGGGAAGTCAAAGAGGCTGGCACTGCATTGGACATGACCTTAAACACAAGGGCTTTAACTATAGCGGAATTGAACGACCCATACGTTAGGGGTAATAGATTTGAAAAGGGGTTGCAGAATCTATCAAATACGTTCGGTAAGTTTACTTTAATGGCTCCATGGAATACAGCGTTGAAGCAATTTTCAGGGGTTATTACTCAAGGCAGGATTATAGATTCTGTTGCTAAGAGCGTTAAAGGAGCTATTAAGCCTAAGGACGCGCGTTATCTTAATATGGTTGGTATAGATGTTAACATGGCAGGCAGGATTGCTAAACAGTTAGAAGCGCATGGTGATGATATGGATGGCGTTAAGATAGCTAATACAAATCGCTGGACTGATAACGAGGCAACCTTGGCATATCGGGCGGCGATTAAGAAAGAAGTGGATAGAATCATTGTAACTCCCGGCGCGGGTGACTTGCCATTGATATTAAAGGGTACGGAGGCCGGGAAAATGATAGGGCAGTTTAGAAGCTTTTCATTTGCGGCAACTAATAAAATTTTGATATCTGGCTTGCAGGAGAGGGATGCTGCGTTTCTAAATGGGGTTGTTCTTTCTGTCGGTTTGGGAATGATGGCTTATGCGGTTAAGACTTTAGACTCTGGCAGGGAGTTAAGCGATGACCCTGCGGTGTGGATACAAGAGGGTTTTGATAGGTCGGGATTGTTGGGGATATTGTCCGAAGGCAACCAGATAGCTAATAAATTAAGCCGTGGAACGGTAAGCCTTCAGGCTTTATCAGGTCAGCCGCCTTTAACTCGCTACGCCTCTGTTAATGTAATGGGCACTTTACTTGGTCCATCGGTCGGAACTGTTCAGGATATAACACAAATAACAGGTTCAGCCGCTACTGGTGAGTGGACTAAATCCGATAGCAGGGCGTTAAGACGGATGATTCCTTATCAAAACCTTATGATTGTCAGGCAGTTATTTGACGAAATGGAAGAGGGTATAAACGATGGCCTTGGTGTGGAATGAATTGTAAATAACATAAAAATAATGTAGATTAAATGCAGAGGAATTAACATGACAATATCCGATACGGCTACTAAGTTCAGGTATGAGGGTAACGGCACCACAGATACGTTTGCGTTCAGTGGCAAAGCCTTTACCGCCGCGGACTTGGTTGTTGAGCTTATCACAAGGGCAACGGATGTATTAGCTGAAACCCTTACAATCACAACTGATTATACTGTAACAATTGCAACTAATGGCACTGCTAGTATTGTAACGGAAACAGCAAAGATACCAACGTCATTGCAAGATATTCAGATAAGACGTGATTTAGCGAAGACCCAGACAACCGTACTGCCTACTGGTACAAAGTTCCCCGCCAAGTCCGTTGAAACTGCAATAGATAGGGCGGTAGGGATTACGCAGGATTTGAACGAGGCTGTAACGCGTTCGTTAAAATTCCCCGTAACTTCATCTACCACCGTAGCAGCGTTGCCAGAGCCTGTTGATGATACGGTATTGGCTTTTGACGGAACTACAGGATTGTTTAAGAGGGGAGCTACGAACGCAAGTTTAGTTGCGGGGGCAGCGGATGCGGCGACTTCCGCATCTAATGCTTCTACGTCCGCATCTAATGCTTCTACGTCCGCATCTAATGCCTCCACATCAGCAACACTTGCTAGTCAATGGGCGACACTAACCTCCGGACAAGTAGCATCAACTGATTATTCCTCCAAGGCTTATGCTATAGGCGGTACGGGTGTAACCAATGCCGCTGGAGCTGCGAAAGAATGGGCTACGAAAGCTGAGGACTCTACGGTAGACGGCACGTTGTTCTCTGCATTACACTATTCTGCCAAGGCTTCCGACAGCGCGGACGCAGCCGCGGCAAGCGCGGCGGGTGTTAATCTACCAGATATTGAAGCGGGGGATGCTACTAGGATACTTAAAGTAAATTCTGGCGAAACTGGCTATGAGTTAGCGGCTAAGCTACCAGATTTCACGGCATCCAAACGGGGTGCTATTGTAGTGCAGAATGACGCGGATGATGGCTTCGAGATTCTATCTGACCAAGGAACGACTGGACAAGTTTTGCTTTCTGGTGGAGCTAACGCCCTACCCACTTGGGGAGCTAGCAGCCCTTGGGTTCTGCTTGAAACACAAACGGCAAGTACCTCGGCAACTATAGATTTTACAAGTGGGATTGATGATACTTACACATGCTATGCTATTCAGATAACAGATTTATTACCGGCAACAGATATTGTAGATATTTTAATGACATTATCAGTGGATGGGGGAAGTAATTACCTTTCTAGTAATTACGCACATTATACTGCCACAGGCAAGGCAAATTCTGCGACGTTGACGGGAGAGGCATCTAATGGGGATACGTCTATACCACTTACATCAGACCCAATGGGGAACGCAGCAGGCGAATCTTTAAGCGGACTAATATATATATCAAATCCAGCCAGTACGGCGAGATATAAAATTATTAATTATCACATTGGTTACTTTTCGTCGTCACCGTTATTATTTTATTATTCTGGCTCTGCTACATATCAAGGAGCAACAACCGCCATAAATGCAATTAGATTTGCGGCATCTAGCGGCAATATAACATCAGGAACATTCAAATTATACGGGATAAGTTGATCATGAAAGAAGTCATAAATTTAAACGGTGAATTAGAACTAGTGCCTGTTGATACGGTTGTTAAAACTATCAACGGCAAGCATTACCTTTTAACACAAGCTGAACAAGATGAGTTAGCAGCAAGAGCGGCAGCATGGGAAGCTGAAGCGATACAAAGACAGGCTTTAGAAGAAATCCAGCGCCTTGAGGCTCAAATAACTTCCCGCCGTACCAGAGAGGCAATTTTAGGCACTGATAACGGCTGGCTGGCTAATCAGGAATCTTTAATCGTAACAGAACGTAATAAATTAGGAGAATAAGAAATGGCAGAAATTACACCAAGCTTTCCAGAACCTATATCGGGTAACAGGGGAGCTATACTATGGGAAACTCTAGACGGTGGCGACACTGGCGAATGGTTTGAGCTTCTGGACTTCAACGGTAATACAGTTCAGGTTAAAGGTACTTTCGATAGCAATACATTAACCATGCAGGGCAGTAATGATGCAGGCGAATCAAAAACGGCATTTACCTTAACCGATAATAACGGTTCGGATATAGCCTTAACGGCTGTTGGTGGAGTTCTTATAGCAGAAACCCCCCGGTTTATACGCCCTTCTTTAGGTTCTGGCTCAAGTTCTGATATTGATGTAACGGTTCAATTAAGGAAAGTGAAATGAGCAGAAGGCGTAGGGCGATAGGCGGGAATACTTTAGGCGTGGGCGAGGGGCTTCTTGCGTATTACGACACCACAAGCGCAAAGATGCTGGGTAGACGCTGCGTGGGGAGGCAGGACGCTTCCGGAGGATACTACCGCAAAACCACTAACGGGCGTGTTTGTGGACTCTCCAGCTACGGCGCTGGAAGTAACCTATAAGTTACAGATAATACGAACATTAAACGGTACTGCATATTTTGGCCGGACAAGTGACGTATCTGATGGAAACAGGTCATCCATACCATCTTCTTTAATAGTAACGGAGATAGCTCAATGATTGAATATTTCGCGGCAGCTTTGCACTGCCTGCATCCCGGATGTGAATTTACCATTAACGGGGATGAATACGAAGGGCTGACATGGCTCACTGATGGTATTCCCAAACCCACTAAAGAGGATGTTATAGCGGCTGCGGCTATCTGTAGGGATAAGGCAGAAAAAGACTATCTGAAAAAGCAAATAGACGAGGACACGAAAGCGAAGCTGGCACAATCCTTTACGGTTATACTCTCGATAGGTGAAAGGGAAATTTACCCGAAAATTGAGGATTTAACTATTTTAAAACTGACATATGACAAGGAGGTTTCTATAGACTGGATATTTGCTGATAATTCCGTTGAGCAGATAAGCGGCGGCGATTTAAGCATCGTGGTTAACGCAATTGCGGATAGAAGGTCGGATATCATATTAAGTGGCAGAACTGCTAAGGATGAGGTTGATAATGCCTAAGCTTAAGATTGACCCTAGAATCTCATGGGGTAATATAATCACTATCATATGCGGCTTCTTTGTCGTCATAGGCTGGTTTGTGGCTATGGAAACTGCTAATGCGGGTAGGGATTCTAAAATAGGGGTTTTAGAGGAAAAGGTTACTAAGATTGAGAGCATAGAAAAGCGGATGCAGGAAGTGCAGGTAACGGTTGGGCGAGTGCAGGAAAAACAGGATTTAATGTTGCAGATATTGAGGGATAGGCGATGAACATACTTACACTAAACCGTTATTATTCTGACGATGAGTGTACTTTAGGCGTTCTGTCCATAGTAGGGCAGAAAGACCCTATATGGTACACGATAGAAAAGCCGTGGTTGGATAATAAGCCGGAAGTATCCTGCATACCGAGGGGAGTGTATGACGTTAAGCCATACAGCAGCCAGAAATACCCGGATACTTTAGAGATATGCAATGTGCCAGATAGGACACATATACTCTTCCATACCGCAAACTGGGCAAATCAGTTGCAGGGCTGTATCGCCCCGGGGTTATCAGCTGGTTATATTATGTGTGACAGAAGGTTGCAAAAAGCGGTTACAAATAGCGTTCAGGCTATGTATCAGATAAAAGAAGCTATGGGTAAGGAGTTTGTGTTGCAGATAATATAGGGGTAGATTATGGGAATAGGTAAATTTTTAGGCATAGGAAAAGAGATAGCAGAGCCTGTAGACGCTATCGGCAATGCTTTTGACAAGCTGTTTACATCCGATGATGAGAGGCTCTCACGCGCGGAAATGATGGAGCGGATAAAACAGGAGCCGGGTAAATGGCTTAGTACGCTTGACCAGATTTACGCAAAAAGTGATGATTTGTTCTCTCGAAGGGCGAGGCCTTTTTGCGTGTATATTGCGGGGATTAACGCTTTTCTACTTGGGTTGGGTGTTGTCTGGCTGGGTAAGGGTGATGTACCTGAATGGTATGTAACCATGACCACAACGGGCTTTTTGGGCGCGTTGGGGATTTACGGAATCGCAAGAAGCTTAGAAAAGATTGCAGGAAAAACGAAATGATGGACTTATTAAGAGCTATAGGCAACCTCCTCACCCGCAAACAAATGATGCGGGCGGGTATTGTTATTACCGGGATTGTGCTTTTAGGTATGCTTTTAGGTAGCTTTTAGGTTGATTGCGGGGGGTTATATTATACGGTTTAGTACTTTTCCCAACACCTTTTTCCATCCGGATACTTCTTTCACCTCGTTATTCACCTGGCGGACTGCATTATCTATGGCTATATGAGTGCGGTTTATCAGCATCTCCGCGCGCTCCCTACGGGCGTTTATCTTTGCCCGTCGCTTGCATTCTTCTTTTGTCACTCTAAGAACTCCTTAAAATGTTCGTTACTTCCTTCGATAATCTCCTTAATGATTTTATCCTGTCCAGCGGTTAGCTCGTGATACTTCGTGTAAGGACGTAAAACTTGGTCATAGAACGTTTCTATCGCAAGGCGCATGTCATCTGCGTTAACAAGGTTGTTAGCCTTCCAGTCGGCGTTATCTTCTTCTGTGTCTAGTTCAATAGTTGGTTTCATTTTTGTTCCCTATGGGAAATTTAATTACGTTTCCTTCTTTCTTTTGATACTCACCTTTGACTCTATCAAACGGGAGCGTGTCCTTTTTTCCATAGTCCGTAACATAACCATTAATTAATCGCCTGTTAAACTCCAGACATTCATCATTTATTTTACACATATCGTCATAACATTTCTGCTCAAATCTAACTTTTGAACGGAGTCGTAGGTTGCTTATAAATAAAATTATAATTATGCCGATAAGCCATATATTAAGAAGCATCATACTGCCCCCTCGCCGTATTCAGCGAGGACTCTTACTTTTTCAAAAAATTCAAGCGCCTGATTCGCTCGTTTTTTAGCGTGCGTACATTTCAATTTATTCCACCGCCCTGTATCTGGATTTAAGATTTTAGGCTCGTAAGCTGGTTCGCAAATAGGTAAAGCTATTATGCAGTCCTGAAAATGTACCAACTGATAACCGTACGGAACTTTAATCAACATCCTCACCCCCTTGCCGCTTTTAGCGCGGCTCTTGCTAATATTTTAGATAATTCAATCCCTAGCAGAGGACTGACGAGATAGTGGCCGTCTGGGTTTGGGCTTTGTTTGACTAAAGGGCATATAATTCGCATAGCCTCCGCCGCCCTCTCCACCTCCTCTTCCGTGGGTTCGGGGCGTTCACTCAAGTTAATAATAACCGCCTGTATAAATTCAGCCTCTTCTCTATCCATGCCGCTTGTATATCCATCTATGATATCCCGTAGGATGTCTATTGCTTGCTGTGCTTCTGTCATATTTTTATCTTCCTTTGAATAAGCCGCTTTTCACACTTGTTACAGTATACTCCCGCAAAATCCCCATTGTTGTTATATTGGGCTGTACGATCAGCTAACGGGTGTGTACACACTTCACACTCAGCCCTCTTCCACTCCTTTGTCAAAACCTCCACTTGAGCCTCTAACGTTAATATCCGAACTTCCATGCGGTGCCTCCATTTAAACAGGCTTTTTAGACGGTTTTTAATTCGGTTCACTTGCCATCTCCTTTAATTGGTGGTAAAGTTCGCTTCCATTATCTTCCGATTCAATAAAGCCAGCCGCGTTAGTATAGCCTGTTTTCTCTGTATATGTTACTTCCGGCAACTCCTTCACAAGAGCGTTTAGGGCAGCTTCTGCCTCTTTCCTTACTCTCTCCCACGTAGCGGCGTCCTCGTAGGAGCGCAACTCTCTCCTCCTCACTTCGCAAGCGTCTGGCGCGTATATAGCCATAGCCATGGCCTCTATAAGCTCTTTACGGTCTATTTCCATGATCCAACCTTATTATAACATCATATAACTGCGCTAATATTAACCATAAAATACCATTAGTTTGGTTGCCCTCAAAAAACTGCCAACCGGCGAGAGCAATAAAACATAACATAAAGACCAAGCTCGTTCCCAAGGCTATTAATTTGAGTTTTTTGTTATCATTCAGTTTTTTGTTATCATTCATTTTCATCCGCCTTTTTAGTTGTTCTTTATTCCGTAGCGTCTTTCCAAAACCTCAACGCCCCGTTCCAGAACTGCTTGCCTCTGGGTTTCTACGTCCTGCAGCTTACTAAGTTTTAAGTGGCAAGCCTGCAACCTACGCTCCAACTTGCTTTCCCAGGTAATGCCCAATAGTCTTTCAATAGCGTTAGGTTTCCTTACGATGTCGATTTCCTTACCATATGCTATTATGATATTGGTATCTATACTTCCCCGATATATTGATATATTATTTAATATATTAGACACAGTCTTCTCCTTTTAGTTGGTTGATATACCGCATGGTATTCTGTTATCTCCACTTATCGGCCTGATGTTTTGCCCAGAGTATAGCGGAATACACAACAAGGCTCACAGAGGAGGCCAACAGAAGGAACGGAACTATAATATCCTTTTCGCCCCCCGGGAAGAAGTAGCTTATCGCTAAGCTAATACCCCACCCCGCCCCTATAAGCGCCCCCCATTTAACTATCAGGTCAATTACCCAGTAAAGCACGTATTTCTTGTATTTATATAGCTTCATATTTCTCCAGTATCTTTTTCCACTCCGCAATATCGCAAGAGCCTCCTGCCGTTCCGTGCTCCATAGCGAAGTTAATATTCTCGCATATTAGCGTTTGCCACTTTTCCGGCAACTCATCCCAGTGCTTTAACAGCCTTTCTACGCACTCATTAACTGCATATGTCCGGCGGCCTAAGCAGTAGCGGAATGACTCCAGAAGTATGGTTTGTAAATCTTCTTTGTCTGTGGCTATTTGGGTCATTTTTCCTCCATCGGCATAAAAAAAGCTTCACCGTTGCGTTCCACTATTCTATCAATTGCATGTGTATTATAGGCGGATTCCTTACCTCTAAAACTTCTAGATAAATTGACATAACTACATTTAGTAACCGATTCACAAGCCTTTACATAAAGCATATAACCATCAACCTTAACCCAATCCCCCACCTGCGGTTTAAATATATCATAGCTATCGGGGTGGATATAGATGTTGCCAGAATATCTATCATCAGGGTCATTACCCCCAAAAGCAAAATCACTATGAATATTTGAGGCCTCTATATAATGAACAGTTCCATCATCTGAAGTGTCAACCTGCAATGCAGTAACATTTAGCATCCCATAATCTTCATCTTCGTAACTATGAGGAATCTGCAAATTTACGCCAAACTCTCTAGCCATATACGCTGCTGCTAACGTGTCTTTGTAGTAATATTCAGTCATTTCCCTAAAACCTCCCCTGCCAGTTTCCAGCCATCTGCTTTCATCTCCTCGTACACCTCGTCTTTGCCAACAGCTTCTTTAATATGCTTGGCCTCAAGCAGCAACCTTAAAGCCTCCTCCTGCTTATGCGCCCTCGTTGCTAAGATACCATAAGCCTTTTGACAATATTTCAGCATGGTTTCCATGTCTTCATAGCTCCAGGATTCATATCCCCTAACCGGGACGTCCTTAACATAAAGCTCCCGTGCAGCGTCTATTAAACCTCTTTTTATTTCTTCACTCATTATTCCGCCCCCGCTTCTACTATACTATACCCACCCGCCCATATAATACCAAACGGCACTTTAGGTTCCTTAGCGGCTAAAGCCTCGGCTATTAAATCGGCGTATTCATACTCCCGTGCAACGGCTATTGGCTTCTGACCCCGCAATATTATATATCCCTGTATGGGGTACGTAAAGGGTATCAAATCACTCATACAATCTCCCTATCCTCTCATTAATTAAATTCAACTGCGCCTGAAACTCCATTCTGGCTTGCGCTTCACCCGCCGAATAGCCGATTCCGAAACTTAATGCCGTTAAGATTAATATAAATAGCATTGATACTTTCATACTATGCCTCCCATTTAAATATACTATTTTACAGTCCTCACCATGCTTCTAAGTAGTATATTAACCGCCTGCTGCTGCTCTTCGGATAGCTTGTTAAAGCCCCACATCGCTTCCCCCGTGCGCCTCGGGGATTTAACAACCCCACACTCCTCCGCGTCTACAAAATAGGATAACGGCTTATTAAAGCTCCTTGCCAGTAGTATAAGCCTGCTTGCGGATACGCGGTCTTTCCCGTTTTCGTATTTGCTTACCTGCTGCTGTGTAACGCCCATAACAGCGGCAACATGCGTGCGTGACGCGCCGTTTTCAATACGTAACCATTTTATCTTATTGCCTATAATAGCGTCAAGGCTATGCGTTTCGGGTGTGTTTCTGGTCATGGCGCTTACCCCTCTTTAACTGCAATAAATTTTCCGTTTTCTACAGTATATAAAACGTCTTCTTTTAAAATCTCGTTATCAATTTTGCCTGAAACTATATTAATAATGTTTTCATCTTCTTCATCGTATTCAGCGAGAACGAGCCAAGCTCCCAACTTGCCTTTTGCTTTACTTTTTACTCCCCTGCATAGGGCGATAGAGTTTATGCCCTTCGCCACAGCCGTACTGGAGTGTTCATTCGCCACAGCCGCACTGTAGCTTTGATTCGCCACAGCCGCACTGGAGTGTTCATTCGCCACAGCCGTTTTCTCACTGACTCTTGTTAATATTTTAGCGCAAGCGCTTTGAATAAATGCGCTGATTTCAAAGTTAAATTTTACTTCAAAACCAATTTTTGTAACAAGGGGTTTGTACTGCCATAAATCGAACTCTCTATACTCTTCTCCATCATCACCATAAAATGTAGCTTCTTGAAAAAGGTACTTATCGTTGTAAAATCTGTTTTTCTCCGGGTGAAGCTTAGCCTTGATTATCTCTATATTCACATAACCCAAGTTCTTCATTTCGCTATCACCAACTGACATGCCCATTTCTTCAAGGAAGGCTACAATATATTTAATGTATTTGGGGTTTATCGACCCGTTGCCCCTACCCTTAATTTGCTGGTCACGCTCCATAGTGCAATGAGGCATGTTTTCTTTATCGCGCAAGGAGTATATTTCAACACGGCGGCCATAGTAACTGCCAACGCAATGGCGCATTAGAAAGCCCTCTCGTTTATATGCGTTTTCCCCTACTAACTTTATTATTTTAAACCCATCGCCAAAATCTTTAATAAGCTCAATATCTGACTCCAACTCCTGAATGTCTGAGCCTTTCTTTATTAGTGTTTTATTCTATTTATCTGTGTTATTTTTAGCCTGTTCATAAGACATTTTACCGATACGTTTAGGACGCTTGTCGGAAGCAAAGTAATCAATAATATGCTCCACTTCGGACTGCTCCGGTTTGTCTTTTTCAAGACGTGGTTTTAGATGGGTGTTTATCCACGCGAGTACGTCTTGTTCTACTCCGACGCCTTGCGCATATTTTATTATTTCGTTTATCATAATCCTATCCTCTGTTAAATTCAGGCGGTGGCAACTTCGCCTTTTAGCTTTTTGTTTTCTTTTTCTAACCTTTTGTTTTTATCTTCTAAAACAGAATACTCGTTCTAGGCTTGCAAGGAGCCGTTCCACCTCCTTCACTTCGCTAAACTCGCCGCTCATAACCCTCCGGAATTCCGCGGGGGTTGGTGTAATTTCGTCTTTGTATCCAAGCCGGATTTCTAACTCCATTTTAAAGTTATCTAACATCGCTAACTCCTTTCATATTGTTGTAAATCTTCATTCGGGTTTATCGGTTCGCTAATAATATGCTGATGCTCATTGAGGAAATATTCCCGTATGTCATCCATATATTTATTACTCTCCAATTTCGATAGACTTGCTGTTGACTTGCCATTTAAAAACATCGCCTTAAACATCCTATGCACAAAGTCATTATTCAGACAAACCAGAATCACTTTCAGAACGTCACTTACAAACCTATCCGGCCTTTGCTTGTAAAAAGCTATCGCCTGAGCATAAATGACTCCCCATTGCGCCTTGTTCTGTTGGTTGCTACGCCTTTGCACCGCCCTTTCCAATGTCATCTTTACTTTAGGTGCTTTGGGGTTTTTAAAGTACCGCTTTAACATTTGCCAATGCGCCACCAACTGCCCCGGATGCTCGATGATAAACGTCTTTCTCCAGCGCGCTTTTTGCTCTTCTAGCTCTGGAGGCTGCACCCCGTTTATCCACAAGCATAAATATCTTATCGCCTCACACTCCCACCACTGGGGAGGACAATAAATGCCCTCCCCCTTCTGATGCTGCATACTATGCTCTTCCTGATGCATCGGCACTGCAAAGTAAGGCGGCTTCTCCCCCATGCCCGCACCCATAGAAACACGCCTTACGTGACAGGCGGGATTAAGCCCCTCCCCGTCCTTGTACTCCGAGTAAGTTTCAGTGAACACGGAAGGCCAGCGCCTCAACCAGTTAAGATACTCCTCCTCAGCGCCTCTTTCCCTCGCTCTTTGCATCAGGCTGTTTAATTGTGTTTCTTGTTTCATAGCTCTATTGTATTAGTGTTTTACCTACTTCGGAGGGGGTATTTTACTATTTTCTAAGTAAAATACATGGGCGCAATTTTGCACCCATCTTTTTAAGTCCCCTCATTAACAATCCTCAAAGGCTCACCTGATAGCGGTACGGCAGAGACTCCAACCATTTCTGCAAAACGCTCTATCTCTTCTTTGCATAATTTGTATATCGCCTTATAATGCACCCCTGCATCTATGTTTTTATGTATAATCCTTGCCACAATACTTTCTGCTGTTGCTAGGTGTATCAATTGCATCTCGTTTAATAATCTTCTAATTTTATTTGGCTTTTCTATAGCCTCTGCGAAATAAAACAACGCCTTGTATTCCATGTCAGTTATTAAGCTATAATAACGACTAGCACTCTTACTTTTGTTTTTTACCGCATACCCAACCAACCTTTCTATTGCATCCGTCTCTAGTTTTCTTAAAAGCTTTCCGTTATTTCTTGTTAAGTTCCAAGACTCGCTACCTTGGTTCTGTTTTTGAATGGATAATACTTGCTGCATCGAGTCAAATGCTTCGATAAAATCCTCCTTAAACTTTCCCGCCTTCTTACCAGTAAATCCCATTATAACGAACGAGTAACCCTTCCATGTCATCTCGTAGACCAGGTATTCAAGTTTATTGTTTTGTACCTTTTTTGACACCGCAAAATTTCGGTGTCGAAATTGTGACGAACACTCTATATTTTCTATCGCCCTGATAACGTCATCGTGCCTTTTTCCAAATTTATTTGCGACTGTTACCGAGTCCGTATAGGCGATGTTATTTCTGCTATAAACTAAGATTTCGTTTTTATTTGTCATTTTAAACTCTTTGGCGGAACGGACTTGCAAAATAAACACGAGTGTTGAGATAGGAGTCCTTGCGGTTTTCCCCTGGTCCGTTCCATTAAAGAAGATGATACATGATTGTGACTCACATTTATTTTGCACCCCCATCATACCACCCGAAAAATTTAAGTCAAACTAAAACATCAATTCATCGTCCAGCTCTTCAACCGCAAAGTCTGCCTGCTGTGGCTGGCCTTGTTGCTGCGGAGAATCCTGCTGATGCTCCTGCTTCGGCTCATACAGTGACAGCAAGACAGTATCCCTATTGCTTTGTAGCCCCGCAGGATTGAAAGTCCTGTCCAGAAGAATGAATGGCTTCCCGTCCTTCTCCATCACAACACCCACGTTTTTATAACGCTTCTTCTCTTCGCCGTGTTTGTTTGTGTAGCTGCCTAATGTAGCTACTATGTCGTATTTTTTCATATCAACTACTCCGTAAAAGTTAAACGCTTATAAACACTCTCTATCGCCTGAACGTCCTGCAAACAATAGTCTTGAACTTCCTTATATTTCCCCGCCTTGACATATTCCCACACCTTAGAGCCGTCCAGTTCAGTTTTTGGAGATTCAATGCCCAGGTACTTACAAAGGCTATCAAGGCTCACCCTGCCATTACCTACCCACAAGGCCATAGTATCTGTATAGCTCCCCTTCCAAACTGCATCATGGGCGGGAAGTACAAAGCCGGGCTTTACTTTGTGCACTATCATCCTATGTAGTAAAAACGGTAAATCAAAACCTGATATGTTATGCCCGATAAAATGAGGCTGCTTATATGTTCTAGAAACCACCTCTGCCATAACCTCATTAAATTCCACCAGCATCATCCTTTCGGATTCGGGGCTCAGGTCACCTCTGGTTATTATTATGGGGTTAGTTACCTTTAGCCCTGTGCAAAATATCTGCCCCATACCGCCGTTAAATGAGGTTTTAGCAACCAGCTCCTCACCTGCGGCAACCCCGTTTTCCTCCATCCACTTCGCTATAGTTTCGGGCTTCTTATGGGTGGCTGGCGGCTGTACAGTGTCTTTTAGCTCTTTAATCCAGCTCTCGTTTTGCGTTGGGATTGTCTCGATATCTATAAAAACTTTATTCATTTTCTTACCTCTGTTTCTTTGTTGATTTTCTCCGCCAGGTCGGGATAATCCGATATAATTTTTTTCAGGAACGTACTGTTATCTTTTTGTAAATCCATAAGACCCTGCTCGTTTGTTACGGCTTGCAATTTCTCAATGTAACTTTCAGTCCACTTTTCGGCATTCTCCTTTTTTTGGGTCGGGGTTAACTCCACCCCTACGCTTTTTTGCGTTTTATCGTACAAAGCCAGTCCAAAAGGATTGCCAAACGTCATAAAGGCTCTTTTCATAGCGTCCGTTTCGGCCTCTTTAGCCGCCCCCTCTATAGCGTCAAATTCATCTTTAGCAACCTGACTGCCGTTTCCAGTTCCCTCCCTGACCACATCGCCTACGGTTATCCTCACCATAGCCTCGTAGCCCACCTTAACCTTTTCGCCGTATGCGTATCTGCACACCTGCTTATTATAGACTGTTTCACGCTTCCAGCAGCCAAAGCCAAATATCCTATTCGCTTCGGCTATAACATGCCAACCCTCAATGTATGACAGCATCACCTCAGCTTTACTTCTTTGGCTGACCGCCGCCGGATTCAGCTTCTGCTTTAACATCTCGTCTTGTTCTGTAGTAAACATATCTAACCCCTTAAATAGTAATCATAATCCATCTGCTCGTCTTGTTCGCCATACAGGCTATATTCATCATCCATCACACCCCCATATCAATTGACTTTTTCCTTGCTTCATACCTCTCCCTATGGAGCTTAAGCCGCTCCACCATCTTCCTCTTGTCCGACCGAATTTGCAGCATAGTCATTTTGTGGCTGTCACGTATAGTCATGATTAGCAGTACAAATATGCACGCCCAAACGACCAGACAAACAACCGCAGCGTATAGTAAATACTCCATAATACCCCCTCAGTTTAATAACATTTTAAAACAAGTGTCGTATGAATACTTCACCTGGCATTGCTGCATCGCCACATTATCCGCCTTGGACATGGTGTATAAGAATACAGACAAGCACCAACCGACTAGTAATATGTATCTGATTTTCATAACCCCTCCATAGCATCTATCAATTCACAAATCCCATCTTTCAACTTTCCTTCGTTAAGCTCTCTGGCGATGCTTATAAGCTCCTGCCTTACCTGCTTGTAGAAATAGGCGTTAAAGTCTATTACGTTTGATTTCGGCATGGTTAGTCCTCCTTAATAAGGTTTAAAATGCCGTGGGGTACCGTTGCTCCGCCCTCAAGTGAGGTGCATGTTATGGTTTTCTCGGCTTCACTTACCCTTTTATGGATAGCAACCCCCGCGAATACACTCAACCCACAAGAGATTTTGGATTTACAGTTAATATACAACCCCGCCGATATTCCAGAGAAACAGCCAGCCTTTATATACCAGCCAGCCTCTATATACTCGCCAGCCTTTATAGACTCGCCAGCCTCTATATACTCGCCAGCCTTTATAGACTCGCCAGCCTCTATATACCTGCCAGCCTTTATATACCCGCCAGCCTCTATATACCCGCCAGCCTCTATAGACCAGCCAGCCTCTATATACTCGCCAGCCTTTATA